TAAAAGACCATTAACCATAGAATATATAAAACTTTCAACATCTTGTACAAATTCTAACTTATTATTTTTAAAATTTGATTTATGATATCCATTTTTTTTATCTCTATCAATAAAATATATATTATCAATTTTATTAATATTTACAACAGTATAGCCATAAAATTCAGAATTTAACATTGTAAATTTTTTGTTTATTACTTCATTTGTAAAATGTTTATAAATTGTATAATCTCCATGTGTATAAATATCATTTTTTAATTTATATTCATTATCACATTTATACTCTTCCCCGTATAATTTTAATAATGAATAATTTTTAATTTTAACAAGACTACCATCAATAAAAACTACTTTGTCTATTAGCTCATCCATTTTATTCTGAATTATTTGGAATTTCTCAATATTTTTACTCATCTAGTATATGTGGTAATATACCTTTAAGCCTTTTTTAATACTTAAAGAACGTTTTAAAATGAAACTCTTATATTTCTTTCAATAACTAACGGCTCACTAATTCTATAATTTGGATTAGTAACTATAAGATAATTTAACTTACTTCTTGGATATTTGCCCCCATATTGCCTTAATACTCTTTGATAATCTGTTAATTCTTGCCTATTTTTTGGATAGTATCTTTCTCTAAAATATGCTTTATTTTTTTCATTAATTTCAATTCTATTTTTATAATATCTTTGTAATTGTTTACTACGATTTTCAATCTCAACCATAAATATATAATATAATATTATTTTTAAATTATTGATACGCAATTAAAAAGGTACAAGAAAAGAAAGGAACACTCAAATTTACACCAGATAAACCACTTTTAACATCTGTTGATTGTATTCCATTGCCATAATCATAAACTGTTATGCCTGTAAATGCTATATCACTAAGTTTATTACCGTCTTGGTTTGCTTGTTTTATATATGTTGTGAGTCCTGTCGTTGAGAATGGTTGTGTATCTGTATATACAAAATGTTGATGTCCATTATCTACAATTTGATGAATATGAGGGGGTATTACTGTTAATAAAGGCGTACCTCCAAAAATATTAAAACTACTTTTATAGTTATTTATTGCCCCTGCGGATCCATTACCGCTAAATAAATTACTTACGGCTATATTATTAATGTTGTTATTACCTCCTAAAATATAATAATTTCTAAAATCTGGTAAATTGAATGATGCACCGCTCCCCCCGTAATTATAACCTATAACATTAAATAATTGTTGGTATTGTGTAACTGATAAACTTGAACCATCACAAATTAAATAATTAGGCGGGGGTGTTAATAAAACACTTGTTGTAATACTTCCTATTATTCTTTTATTTTTTTCAATTAAAATATTTAATTGATTTGTAATATTATTTAATTCAATTGTTAAATTATTTATTTCATTTATTTGAGTTGTTAAATCTATATTTGATATATTTGTATTTACATAATTAATACTACTAAAATTATTATTAGATAAATTATTACCGCATTCATTATTATTATAAAAAATATTATATAATACTTTATTATTTACACTAGATAAATATGACATATATAAAATATAACTAGAAAATAAAATATCTCAAGTGGAGATGTAGAAATTGACAGAAATAAAGGGGGGAGTGATGTTAACGCCATTTAATCCACTTATTGGATCTGTATTTTGTATTGATGGACCAGTTGCTTCTAAAATAATATTAGATTTTGAATTTGATGTTAATGAATCACTAGCGGTTGACCCATCTATTAAATACGGTGTTGTTCCTATTGCGAAACCTGCATAAGATTGTCCATCACCTACACCATGTTGATGTCCTGCATCAGAAAAAGTATGGTTGTGAGTAGGGACAGTAGTTAAAATAGGATAATTACGCCCTTGTGGATAAGCTGAACCAAAATTTAAATAATTATTATTAGCACCACTTAGCCCGTTACCCGTTATCAGATTGGAAGCACTTACGCCATTTAATGAACCATTACCTCCAAGTAAATAAAAATTTTTCATATTTGGTACATTGAATGATGCACCACTGCCTCCATATGCATATCCAATTTTATTAAATAAATCTTGATAATCAGATATTAAATAAGAACTACCATCACAATAAAGACTATATTCGGGGGCGGTTGATGTTAACCCTATAAAAATTGTACCCGTAATTCTAACAATTGAATTTTCTAATGTTGTAATACTTGTATTAATATCATTTATTTGATTTTGTAATAATGTAATAGTATTATTTAAATTATTTATATTATCATTAATATTTAATGCTTCATCATCTACATAATTAATAGATGCTATTGAATCGGGTTCAGATGTGTCTAAACTAACTATATTATTTCTATAATATGTATTATTTAAATTTATTTGATTAATTGCACTTTTAAAACTCATATATAATATTACTTTATAAATTTAATTTTTCTTTCAAAAATTTTAATTTTTTCTTTTCTGATATTTTTAAATTTGGTACTTTAATATATTTATTTAAAAATTTCATAAATTCTGAATCAGTAATTTTATCTTTCTTTCTTAATTTAATTAATTCATCAGCACCTTCTTTTAATTCTTCTTGTGTATTGTCAATAAATGCTTGACTATCTATTAATTTCATATTTATTTTTATTAAATCACTTATTTCATTTTCTTGTTGTGATTGTTTTAATTTTTGTTGTTCTATCATCATAATTCGTTTATTATGTTCAACATTTTTTAAATATTCTTCATCTTCTGAAGAGTCATCATCATCATCACTTACTTTTTTTTTCGTTTTTGGTTTTTTTTCAGCCTTTGGTTTATCTTCTATTTCTTTTATATCTGTTGGTTTATTTATTTTTTGTTTTTTTTTTTTCGGTTCTTCTGGTTTGACTTCTGGTTTATTTATAAATTTTTCTATTTTTTTAATTTTTTTTTTAATTTCTTTTTCTTTAGTTTTATCAAATTCTTCAATATTTGTATTTTTTAATTTTTTAATCATATCTAATAATTCAACTTTTACATCTTCATCTATATTTAATTTTTTAATTTTTTTCTTATCCCACCATGGTATTAAATCTTCTTCAATTTTTGCTATTGCTTGTTCATCTTCTTTTGTTTTTTTTAATTTTCTTTTTTGTGCTTTTAAATCTGCTTCAAATAATAGTGGTTTAACAACTGCGGGCTTAAGTTTATATTTTTGTGCTTTTAAATCTGCATCAAATAATAGTGGTTTATTTGTTCTTTTTAGTTTATTTTTTTGTGCTTTTAAATCTGCATCAAATAATAAAGGCTTAACAACTGCGGGCTTAAGTTTATATTTTTGTGCTTTTAAATCTGCATCAAACATTAAAGGTTTATTTGTTCTTTTTAGTTTATTTTTTTGTGCTTTTAAATCTGCATCAAATAATAAAGGTTTTATTGGTGGTTCTTCTAAAACTTCATTAATAGTTAAATTTTGTATTTCTGCATCATTAAATACTTGTTCATTATATTTATCATTATGTTCCCCCGCTGTTGAGGTGTATTGCATCTCTATAGGTTTACTAGGTGGTTGATATTTCTTACTATCGGCGGGTGGTGATGATAATGATAGTAATAAACGCGCTAGTTTTGACACCAATGACCAATTACCCGCTTTTTCTGCTTTTTTAATAGTTTCAACAATTTTATATTTTTCTTCAGGTGGTATAACTTCAGGTGTTTCAGGTATTATATTATATTTTTCTAATATATTAGGTCCAACACTACTATCAAATGATTGACTAATTTTTTTTACACCTTTATTTTTTGTTATTAATAATAAATCATCAATTATTTCAATACTTTTATTATTATATTCTTTTATTTGTAATAGTTTATTACGATCCATTATTATAATATAAGAAAATAAAAAAATTATAATATTTATTTTTTAAAAACGACTAGAAAATAAATGACTATTATTTAAAATAAAATCAGAAAGAGGATGATCACTATTATCATCTTTACTTTTTTTATATTTTTTTGGTTCTTCTTTCTTCTCTTCTAATTGTTTAATTAATTTATTAATTTCATCTTTATCTATTTTATTATTTATCTTAGTGCGTTTGACTTCTTCCATTAAATTAATTACATCATTTATAGAATGTGTATCATCTTTTTTATTAGTTGGTTTAAAAAATGATTCTATTAATTTAATTTTCTCTTTTAATTCTTTTGTATCTATTGGTTTATTTATTTTAGTTTCTTCAATTTGATTTATTAAATTTTTTAATTCATTATTTTCATCTTTTATTTTATATGTTTTAGGTTTTTCTTTTTTTTTACATCTATCACCAAAATCAACATTAAACATATTAACAACTAAAGGCAATAATTTAACTTTACCATTTAATAAATTTTCAACTATACAATCTAAATAATCATCAGACCATCCATTTACATTTAAATATTTTCTCTGAAACCAAACTTTACCATGTATATTTTTATATTTTTTATCTTTAGTATAACCGCTCACTAATTTATTAGCATCATTAAAAACTAAAGATGATATAGTAATTGAAAGCGGTCCACCTTGTAATGGCTTCATTCCTGTATGAAAACCAAATTTAAAAACTATAAAAAATTCATAAGGAGTGTTTTTATATTTATTTTCTAATATAGAAATTAAATTTTTTTTCTTTATTTTTCCAGTTGTTAAAACTTTATGAAATTTATCATTTTTATCAACTATATAAACTACATATTTAGGGAGATCTTTTTTAAATTCATCATAATTATATTTTTCTATTTTATTCATATATATAATATTAGATATTTTTTTTAAAACTTTGGTAGATTTTTATATTGTTTATATATTTGTTTGAGTTCATATTGTTCTTTTAATCGTTTTAACGGTATTTCATCTACTGTTTTAGGGGTGTCTTCATTTACTCTTATTGTTGGGCGATATGTTGGGTATCCTTCTTTATTTATTAATGGATTAATATTTATCCAATTAGATTTAAACCAATCTTTCAAAGGCTTCTTAGTACCATTATCAATATATGGGGGTACTACATCACCATATTTTTTTATAAATTTCTTTTTATAAGTTTTTACGATTAAACCACTTCTATAGGCACTATTAATTTCATTATTATCAATTATTTTTTTTTTAACTTTATTATATAATTTTTTATCTATAGGTATACTCATATATATAATAAAAAGATTAAAATTATTATTCTCTTATAACTATACCTATTTTATGTAAATCAGTTTTTAAATTATCTATAAATTCATTATGTAATAAATTAGATTTTTCAAATAATTTAATATACTCATTATACATATCATTAAGAAAAGCGTCGGCATCTGTTGATCTATCCGTTTTCTTAAGGCTTAACATCTTATAAATTTCTAAGCTTATTTTACAGTATTCTTTTGATGATGTTAATGATTGTTCTAGCCTATCCTCAATCCTTAAATATAATGATATAGATGTTAGTGTAGAAATAATAAAACTAAGCCCGCAATTTAACGCACTTATATAATTTTGTTGAATATATGATGTAAATGCAACTGATGCAATCGCATTAAGAGAAGATAAAAATATTATAGGTAATTTAAAATATATTACTATCTTTTTTAATTTAAAATAATATGTTTTATGATACTCTTCTAATATGATGCAATTCTTTCTAATATTATCTAGTAAATCTTCGGTGTTATCATTCCAACTGTTAGAACTATTATCGGACATTGTTGTTATTAAATACTATAATAAAAAAAAAAAATACTTTTCTAAATTATCATCACATAATAATATCTCTAATTGATAACTTACATAATCTAATAGATCATAAAAATTAATAAAATAAATCATATATATAAATAAAAGAAAATAATAAAATGATTTAAAAAAATATTCTCATATATATATATGAGCAAAGAACAAAATATAAAAAAATTTAAAATAATAATTGATTTAATTAATAAAGAATTCAAAGAGATAAATATATTATATAGATTATTAGAAGATGATATAGACGGCTTTGAAGTATGCATAAATAAAAGTTTAGTTGTTAGGATTAATAAAGATATGAAGTGGGTAGAAATAAAAAGATATATTACATCATCATTAAATAATGATATGGCATGTGGTGTTTGTTATGAAGATATAAAACAACCACTGATACAAGAAACGCCAAAGCCTACACCCTTCAGAAAATGTTGTAAATGTACTTTTTTAACTTGTCTACGTTGTACATTAAATATAGCAAAATATAACGACTATACATTAAAGTGTCCTCAATGTAATCATGAAGAAGAAAGAGACGAGCGTTTTGAATATTATGAAGATGTTGACGATTACATACATGTAATATTAAATGAATTATAAAAAACCTTATTTTTTTACTGCTTAAAGAAAAATATCTATATTAATAATATCTAGATATTTCATTTTATGATATATAATATTAGATTTTTATTATTATATATTAGATATCTGATGTAATATATCTATTTTATATCTAATTTACATATATACTAGTAAATATTTTAAAATATTTACGGACTGATATGTAGCATCAGATAAATTGATGTAATTATCTATAATATATCTTAATCTAGATATTTATTATATATTTTATTGTAAAAATCTAAATATAAAATGTAATTTATCTATATTAGATATTATAAAATACTTATTTTTTAAAATTTATTATTATAAATATTAAAATAATAAATTTATTATAAATATTATTATCTATATTAAATTATATAAATGACAAATAATAGCCCAGATGTTTTTTATCAAGATGTACTAATTAATAATATAGCATCTTCTACACCTACGCCAGTACTAGCATCAATGAATGAATCTAGAACACTACCCTATTTATATAATCCAGATGAATATTATGGTGCCGTTACTCAATTTACTATAGATGCGGGAGCCATCGGAATAATGAATTTTGAAATTGAACCATATCAACTTAGTATAACTAAAGGGATTTATGAAGTTGTAATGTCTTATAATGGAACAGATGTAAGTGGTAATGTAATTTGGATACCTCAAAACCAAGCCGTATCTTCATCACAATTACCAACCCCGCCTGCTTTAAATGGTGGTTTTCAAGATTTAAGTACATCGTATTATACTGTTTATGCTTATTCTTGGTTTAATGATTTATTATATAATACTTTTGTATCTGTTTATAATCAATTACAAGTATTACAACCAACTTTACCTGTTGGTTTATATCCTAATATGGATTATATAAGTTCTACTCAATTATTTTCATTATATGCAAACGCACAATATTATAATCAGTCAATAAATCCTAATGCCATCACAATTAATTTTAATGGTCCATTAAATGCATTATTTTCTTATATGCCTGCTTCTAGAGTATTAATAGGCGGTAATATTTATTATAAGTTAATAATGAATAATAGTACAACATTTACAGATAATACACTTTCACCACCTGAGATATATATGACACAAGAAAGAACAAGTATAAGAATTTGGTCTCAAATTGCATCTATTGTCATCACTACTCAATCATTACCAATTTATAAAACTAATATATTTGAACCTTTAATTTATTATAATAATGCACCTATATCGGGACAATTAAACAATGCATTACAAGAATCAATAATATTAGAATATATTGACCCTAATGGATTATACAATGATAGAATAGCATATAATCCTACGGCACAATATGCATTATTTGAATTAAATTCAACAAGTCCGCTTTATAATTTTGATTTAAAATATTATGTACGTACTACTAACGGGTTATTACGTCCAATTTATTTAGGTAGTGGTAGCGCCTGCTTTACCCGTATCGGTTTCTTCAAAAAATCAGCTTTTCGTAATCTTAAAATTTAAAAATATAAAAAATATAAAAAATATTAAGTTTTAATTTTATAAAAAATATTATAAAAATATTTATTAACTATAAAAATAATTAATAAATATAAAAATATTAAAAAAAATAAAATATATACATATATTATAATACTATGTCAGATTTTGAATATATTAATGTTCTACCACCATTGATTAATAACATCAGCGATAAACTGGCGGTACCTGTAAATTCTGGTCCTGCTAATAATTCATTTCAACAATTTACTTTCAATAGTACGTCTAATAGTGCCCTATCTATCAATTTACCTATACCTTCTGAATCTGTCGCAATTAATCCAAGAGTTCTACTTTCTGCAAAGGTTAACATCACAATAAATTGTGCTAACGTTCCCGTTGGTCTCCCTGCATTAAATTATGGAATTAGTGATGCTTGGAATTCTTACCCTATTTCATCCACATTTTTACAAGCCTCTGCACTCATTAACAACGCAAACGTAAGCGTAGATTATCAAAACGTTTTACCGTTCTTAAAACTTCTTGAAGATTTTGACTCTCCAGATTTATTAAATTCTACATCTCCTAACGTCATTAATCAAAATTGGGGGCTATATTCTCAATCAATCTTATCTAATTCTACACCATTCGGAAATTACAATGAAGCAAATTATGATAATCATAGAATACCAAACGGAAGCGTACCCATCACTATGACTGTACAACATTATGTAGGCGGTCTTTTAACTGATGCATCACTTATATCTACCGCTACTACTGATACTTGGGTAATTCAAATTTCTACAGTAAATAATTTAGTTGAACCTCTCGGGCTTGCTTTATCTCCTTTCATTTCTAGAATGAATGAATCCGCCACCGCTCTACTTGGTATTAATACTGTTGCGTTAACTATTAATATTGATTCACAACTTAAAAAAATCTGGGCTAACGGTTCAGGTGCTGTAAATGGTGCGGGCACTGGTTTAACTAGTTATATTACATCTATTACTGCGGGAAATGTTGCATCAAATGGTTTATTATTTACTGGTGCATCTCTATTATTAAATTATTATACTTTAACAACTAATCAATATAGTAAAATTCCAACTCGTAATATTACAGGTTACCTAGATTATAGTCGTCAAATAACGCCGTCTAGTTTAACAGGAGCCATCCCTCCGCTTGGTACTGCATCAGTAGTTTTTAATAACTTACAATTTTCACAAGTCCCACAATTATTAGCAATTTCAGCAAGACTTCCTATATCTCAACAATCATGGCAATATACAGATACATTCTTAAGTATACGAAACATTAGCATCACATTTAATAATAGTCAAGGTATTATGAGTTCAGCCACCGTTTATGATTTATATAATCATTCAGTAAATGCAGGCAGTACTCAGAGTTGGTATTCCTTCAGTGGTCAAGCCAATAGTCAACAAAATGGTGAATTTACAACTGTACCTACTTTAGGCTCTATGATGGTCATTGACCCTTCCTTAATGAATTTGTCTGAACTCATTTCTATTGGGTCCTTAGGTCAGTACAACTTTCAAATTAAAATGGAAATCTTCAATCAATACCCGTTTACAATTTCACCTGAACTAATTTTAATGATAGTAAATATGGGCTCCTTCACCTCTCAATTAGGCACATCTCAATTGAATTCTGGTTTGATTGATATGCAAAATGCTCAGAAAGCAAGAGAATCCCCATCTATACCATCATTTGATTCTACACAATTTCATAGAATGGTAGGCGGTGCTTTACATAAGGGCGTAAAACAATTTACTCGTTATGTCGCAGGAATGCATAGACCAACCAAAGCAAATGATGAAGATATGCAAGGAGAAAAAGAAGTTGGTGGAAAAAGAATATCAAAACTTAAGAAACTATTAAATAAAATGTAAAAAGAAATATATTTAATTTTAATTATAAAATTTATTATATATGTATAATATATATATATAATGGACAGAGTTAAAACTTTTAATAATATAACAGATAAAAAAGCAATAGAAGAAATAAATAATATTAAAAAAAATTATATTAATAGTCGCATGCATATGCTTATTAATCCTTTTGTATCCAATAAAGCTGAACTAGATTATAATTTAGGCTTATCCAAAAATCAAACGGGTCTAAATTTATTAGAAGGTGGTAAACATTCTATGAGTCATCCATTACCTACAAAAAATAATTTAATATTAAATCATGCCGATCCTTTAATTTCAAGGGGCTTTTTATATAATCAAAAAAGGGGTGGTGCGTTTTTATTAGAAACTCCTCAAACTAACCAAGAAGCCAAAAAAAATAATGTTTTATATGGTAAAGGATATTCTGATAGTTCAGATAGTGATAGTTCTGATAGTGATAGTGATAGTGATAGTGATAGTGATAGCGATAGCGATAGTGATAGTGATAGTGATGATGATATGCATGGGGCGGGAATTTATGACGATGTCATTAAACCAACAGGAAAAGCAATTTATAATGTTGGTAAAGCAACAGGTAAAGCAGTTTATGGAATAGGAAAAGAAATAGTAAAAGATGTTGTAATACCAGTAGGAAAAGAAATAATAAAAGAAAAAATTAAAAAATCTATTGGTGGAAACCAAGACGGGAAAGCTAATAAATATTTAATACAATCTAATAAAGATTACATTAATAATATGATGAAACCAACAGAAAGAATTAATAAAAATTCAAGTAAAGAAGAAAAAAGAAAAGTATTAAATTATATTGAACCATCAGAAGCAACAATAAATAAATTAAAAGGCGGAAAAATTAAAAAAGTTGTAGGTACAAAAAGAGGAGAAGCCGTACGAGGGGCAATTATAGCGGAATATATGAAGAAGCATAATGTAAAATTAGGAGTAGCAAGTAAAAAAGTAAAAGAGTTAGGTTTATATTAATTCTAATAATTTATTTAATTCTTTTAAATTAGTTTTTAAATCAGTAGTACGCCCCCATAATAAACGGGCACTAAGTAGAGCGGGCGACATCTCTAAATTAAATAATCTATCTTTTTCTAATGGATTATTTAGATGGCGTAACCAATAGTTTAAACGCTTAACTTTATCACCATGATCAATATATGTACCGTTCTTAGGGTTTTTTAATCCAAAATCTATATGTTTCTCAAGATGTGAACCATCATCAATAATAGCCCTAAAGCGTTTAGTTGGTTTAGGGCTGTCAATAATTTTAATTATTTTCATATTATGATATATTATATAATAATATTTAAATATATTCTTTCATTAATACTCGTTTTAATTCTTCAATTGGTATATAATAATATAGTTTATGTACATATACTTTATCTGATCTATATTGACTATATTCTTTTTTTTCAAAAGTATCAAATAAAACGGGGTCATATTCAATATAATATAAGCCATCAGTAAAATGAAATAAAAAAATTTGTTTATAGTGAGTATTTAATATTTTATCTTCTTGAATCATTGTAGTTGGGTATTTATTATATTTGTTGGTTCTTGCTTTTAATTCATATAATACTTCCTTCTTATCATCAATAAAATTATATGAGCTATATTTATTATTAGGTTGTTTTATATCATTTGATCCGAAAGCGTTTCTAATTATGGGCAGTACATACAGTTCTAAGTCTTTACCATATTTAAGTTGTTGTTTAAAATTATTCATTATCTAATTATAATTTATATTAGATATTTTTTTTTTTTCAAACTCATTAAATATTTTTATTTTTAATATATTTTATTTTTTATTTTATTTTTATTATATATATTAATTATATACTAAATGGATTATATGATGTCTAATAATGATTTTAAAAATATGTTAGGTGATGATGTAAAAATTATAGAGTTTCCAAAACTAGAAAAATATAATAACATTACTGAACTATTACCAAATAAAAAAGATTATTGTATTATATTTTATATTGAAAATATCATCAACAACAGCCAAACGGGTCATTGGACGGCATTAATGAGAGATAATAATAAATATTTCTTTTTTGATTCTTATGGAATAACTGAAAAAAATGAATTATCATATATATCAAAACAAAAGAAATTAAAATATAATGAAGATATAAATTATTTAAATAAATTATTAAAAAATACAAATTATACAAATAATAAATATCAATATCAAAAATTTGATAATAAAATAAATACTTGTGGGCGATATGTTCTCATCATAATTTTTTTATTTATGCATATGAAAAAATTTAATTTTGATGATGTTTATAATTTCCTTACTAGTATAAAGAAAAAATATAAATTTAAATCATATGATAAATTAAGTGTATATTTATCAGAATAAAAAATAATATATAAATATATATAATATATGGCATTTAGAAGTAGTTTGTATCAAAGAGAATTAAACAACGAGCTTTATGATAATACAGAATGTGAGACTCAAGCACTTTCTGAAAGTAATTTTAATTTAATTGCGTCATTAGGATATGTACAAAGCTATTTTAATGATTTAATTAATGATTATCTACCAATAAATAACCCCGTATTTACTGGATCATTAACATCAATAAGCGGTAATATTAATGTACCTACTGGAACTTTTACAAATGGAACAATAACAACCGCATCTATTACAAATCAAAACGCTACAACCTTCTCACAAAATCCAAATATTAATATTAATAATATTAACTATCCTATATCAACAAGACTAATAGGAGAAATAAAAATAATGATACCAACAACAGTCCCCCCTAATTATTTATTATGTAATGGGGCGAGTTTATCAACCACAACATACTCAACATTATTTAATGTCATAGGCTATAATTACGGCGGGGCATCTGGTACTTTCTCATTACCAAATTTTACTAATGCGTTTCCCGTTGGTGCATCATCATCTATTAATAATGTATCTTCTTCAAATCTTGCTAATGGTGCGGGGCTTGCTGGTTGTAATAATAATGAAAGGGTATCATATAATTATGGAGAAACTGTGACACCTTCACCAATGGTATTAAAAGATGCACCATATCACAGTCATTATACATTAAATAATAGTTCAAACCCGTCAACCATTACCCCCGCTGGTCTTCAAACTTATTTATATTATGCGGATAGTTATAATGGCTTTGATACTGAATTTGTAGGAACCAATATAGCACCACAAATTGATTCAATTAGTGGGGCTCAAGGTATTAATATAACACCGCCATTTACTGCGGTTAGTTATTATATTTGTTATATTTGAGCCACTTAAATAAATATATTAAAAATAAAATTATTATAAAATAAAATTATTATAAAATAAAAGTATAAAAAAAAAATATATATATAATTATATATATATAATGTCTGTTTCAAGTCTAGAATCTGGTAATTTAATATTAAATACTTTAACTGTAAATAACTCACAATATAGTGATGTTTCAGGATATGTTCCTTCTCAAACTGTTATATCATCAACAAAAACATCTACTGCCTTAATTAGTGCTAGTTTAAATACTAACCAATTAATTCTTACTCAATCAGGCTCAGCAAATGATGTAACCGCATCATGTCTTTCTGATGGGGTTATAGATGTTGCTGGTACGGTGTCATCTAATGCTCTTGCTTGTAATGGTAATTTAACATTGTATAATGCTACAGATTCTACAGATTCTGTAACCGTTAATTGTAATGTTGATAATACTCTTAATCTTTATCAAAATCCTAGTAGTGCTGGAAATAATGTAGGGATTCAATGTTTAGGCAGTGGTATTTTAAACGTAATTGGTAATGTTTCTTGTAATACCATTTCAGGAAATGGAACATTAACTTTATATAATGCTACTGATTCTACTGATAATGTTGTAATGGCTTGTGTAACTGATAATACATTAAGTTTATATGCTTCAGACTCTACTAGTAATGCTGTAGGATTAAATTGTTATCAAAATACTACAGGAAATTTACAAGTTGGAAGTCTTTCATCACCCGCAACATCAACTGTTGTTGTATCCGCAATTCAGTTTTTATCTCTTGGTAGTTCTGGTATTCTTACTATAAATTCAACTGGTCAATTAACTTATAATGGTGTTGTAATTTCTTAAATAAATATATAAATTAATTTAAAATTAAAAAAAATATTATATATATTATATTATATATATATAATGTCTGTTGCTTCATTAGATTTTAATACTCTTAATTTAACAGAGTTAACCGTCGGAAATGATGTATATTCTGATGCGGTTGGATATATAAACACAAATACAACTATAACAACCACTGAAAACTCTTCTATAATATCAACTGGGGGGCTTTATTCATCGGGCTTAATTACTGGTGATAATGGATTAGATATTTCGGGTAATGTAAATATTTCAGGTAATTTAGATTTTACGGGAAATTTAGATATTAGTGGAAATATAACTGCTAATAATTTATCATCAGTAGGTTTATTTAATAGTACAGGAAACGCCCTAATTAGTGGCGTTGGTTTCTTCACTCTTGCTGGTCCTATCGTTGTAAGTCCTAGTAGTTCAACTCAAACAACTCAATTATTTCCGTTTCCTTCTTCTTCTATTACTCAAGTAATTTGTACAATAGGTCCTATAAACGTCTCTTCAGGGGGCATTGTTGTTTCTGCTGGTGTGTTTGGTCCTTTTAGTGATATAAACTCTACAGTAAAATTTATATTTTATAATCCTACATTAAATAGTATCAGTATCCCATCATGTGCGGTTATCTTATATAATCCATTATCAAATGGGGGGCTTCAAAATATAACAATATAGTTAAAACAATAAAATATATAATTTAACTTATTTTATTTTATATTTATATATAATAAATGTCTGACGCAAGTATATATAATGGTACTTTTAAACTTAGTACACTCAATATTTCTGATGAAATAATTTTTAATGATGGAACTACGCAAAATACTGCATATACTGATGCTCCTCTATCTACATCAACGTATACAATAACTACAATTAATGATACTACAAATAATATTATAGGTACTTTATCTAGTTCATTGACATTAATTAATGTATTTGGAAATAGTATAGGTTCATTTTATTTTAGACAAGCAAATGCAAATATTTATATTTTAAATCTTGTATTTGAGAATGTGTTTACTGGTGATATTAGTTTAACTATTGTTGATGTAAATAATAACACCCCTATATATACAACAAATAATAATATATACATCATAAATTTAGTAACTAATACTTTATATTATGGTTATACTGAGCTTAATACATCGGGGGTTTTATCATTTAATTTCCCAAATATTTCTATAAATGATACGGATGGTTTTGAAATTTATATATCTACATTTCAATATATTATAAATTAAAAACATTAAAAAAATGAATAAGATAAATATTTTTTATATTTTAATATTTTTAAAAAATAAAAATTATAGTTTTATATTATATACAATAAATGTCAGTACCCGTTCTTGTTTCATCTCCTTCAGGTTATTCTCAACTAAATATACAAGGAGTTCATTCATCTAATCTTACCGCAACCCCCGCACTTTCTACATATCCTACAAGTACTACATCAAATAGTCTTGGTCATTATCACTTTGTAGAT